CAACAGTAAAAAGTTTGAGACAATTAGTAGTGGAGTTAAATTAATTGGTGACGCTTCTATAGGAAACATTTGTGAGGGAGATTTCAGATTTAAAGAAGCTGGAAGTGGTACAACCAGAGTCCAGTGGAGAAGTGACGAGGGAGATATTAAATTTACCGATACTTATAAAGCAACATTTGGTACTGGTAATGACCTACAAATTTATCATGATGGATCAAATTCTTACCTCATAGATTCTGGTACTGGTAATTTTTATATTGGAACAAATGATTTTAATGTTACAAATGCTGCGGTAACTGAAAGTTTTATCAAAGCGGTAGAAAACGGACAAGTAGAACTCTATCATGATGGCAATAAAAAGCTTGAGACTTCAAGTGCTGGAGTTAAAATTACTGATAATTTTTTAGGTGTTAATTTAGATAGTCCTAGTGGCACACCATCTAGCAGAAATGCTTTCTTAGGATTAGGTGACAGTGATACAGGTGTAGCACAAAATGGTGATGGTCAATTAGAGCTTTGGGCTAATAACCAAGAAATAATGAATATAGATACAGGAGAAATCACGGCTTATAAAACTCTTAGACCTAATAGTAACAATTCTCACGAATTAGGTGGTTCAAGTCATCGTTGGTCAACAATTTATTCACAAAATGCTTTAAATACTTCTGATAAAAACTTAAAAAATACAATAACTGATTCTGATTTAGGATTATCATTTATTAATAAATTAAGACCAGTTTCCTATAAGTGGAATCAAAAAGAAGAAGAAGTTAGTGATACAAAAACGCATTATGGACTTATTGCACAGGAAATTGAAACTGCACTTGCTTCTGAAGGTAAAACTTTAGATAACTTTGCAGGGGTATATAAGCCTGATGATTACAAGGAAGATGGAACTGGCGGTGCTATGGCTATTGCAGTTAGTGAAATTATCAGTCCTTTGATTAAAGCAATACAAGAATTATCAGCCGAAGTTGCAGCATTAAAAGGTAGTTAGTATTATTATATTATTACAATATCAATTTAATGGCAGTCGATCCAAAGCAAAAACTAGAAGCTCTAAATGCAGAGCTACAGCAGATAGTTAATAATTACAACCAAGCTAGTCAAGTAGTAGAGAACTGCAAGCAAAAAATATTTGAATTAAAAGGAGCTATTGCTGCTGTTGAAGATATTTTAAAACCAGACGAAAAAGAAACTACTTAGATTTTTCCATCACTTGACGTTGTATTACTCCTAATGTGACGTACAAAGGTGATAGACCTATAATTAGTAATAACACCGCTATGCTCATAACAGACATAGCTCTTAAAATTGCAAACCTTACCATGTTTCAAAAAATAGCTAATGTTTTGAGTATCATCTCATTTGTAATGGTAGCCTCCATGAGTGGTGGAGCGTACTTTGGTTACAAGTATGTAACTTCAGAACAGTTTAAATCTAGAGTCATGAATGAAATTCTTGGTAATGTATCTGGAATGATGCCTAGATTATTAGATCAAGGTTTACCTAAAATGACAGGTCCATCAATGCCGATTATTAAATGAATTGCTGGCACTGCAAGACAGAATTAATTTGGGGTGGTGATATTGATGTAGATGAATCTATGCCGACTTATCCTGAGTTTTCAGTTATGACTAACTTATCCTGCCCTAAATGCTTTTCAGAAGTAGAGGTCTTGAAAAAGAGAGATGCCTACGATTGATATACCTGATATAAATATTCCTGAGATATACATTCCAGACGTTCCAGAAATATATGCTCCTCATTATTTAAGTATTACAAAGCCACCAGAAATAGATGTTCCTGGTTGTACCTATCAGCATCGTGATATAAAAAATACAGGTAATCGTAATTTATTAATAGAAGATCCAAATGGTGTATTTGCAACGTGCGATTTTCCGTTTCCTAGTTTTGTACCTCTTGACTATACACCTGAGAATCTTGTCATTACAGAAGAAGCACCTAACAGTAATGAACCACCGCCCTTACCAGAAGCAGAGCAGCCAAAGATTCCTGATTTACCTAAACCACCCCCACCAGATTTTCCTCCCTGTCCTGGCAAAAATGACCAAAGAGTAGGAGATTTTCGTAACGATAAAAAGCTAGAACGTGTTATAGGGCATGAAAGAGGGCAAGATGGAAGTGAGTGCATAACTCTTTATGAAGCAGTTGAATGGAAAGATCAATACATTCCGTCTGCTCCACAGTTTGTTGGGGTTTTTAGCCTTGCTTTGGTTGGTGCTTCTGCACCATTTGTACTTCAGCTTGTCCGTCCAATAGTTAAACAGGTCGTTACCAAATTGACTAAAAAGAAAGTAAAATAATAGTCCGTAGATAAGTTTAATACCCGTAACTTATCTACTGATCTATTTTGTGAGTATGTGGGATAACTTGATTGGGGGGTATATCTACAATAATATTTTGACAAGTAACTGCTTCTGGTGTTCCAGGTTTATATGTAGCTCCCAACTTTGCCTGTTTTGCACACATCTCTAAACGATATAAACTAATCTCCATTTTGGTTTTCTTTATCAATAGCTTTTGAGCTTCTATATTAACAGCTGTTGCTTCATGGCAAAGGGCTGGAGATTTACCCAATGGAATATTAAATTGTGCTGAGATTCCATAATTCAAGTTAAAATTATCTTTTTCAAATCTAGGTATTTCTGAATAGTATTTGATCTCACCAGTATCTTCGTCATAGATGGGTGTCCTTGTAACGTATTGTTTGGGTCGTGCGAAAGACCAACTATCTGTTACATACGGTGTAATTGTAAGACTAGGTGAAGCACAGACTATGCCTTGACTCATTCTGTAAGATGGCATACTAGACGGTGTAATCATCGTGGCATTGTTATTTACTACCCCTTGGGCATTACTAGATGGGGAGGCAACCGTGGTATTGGCAAATACTTTTGTAGGACAGAGAAGTAAAGCTACTGCCCAAATGTAGTTGTAGTTTCTGTTGTTGTGCTTGTATTTATTTGACGAGTTATAGTTGTTGTCGTGTCTAGCCCTGGAGTGATTAGCGTTTCTTGTAAAGAAAAGGCTGCTCCATCGTTTGATATTGACCAGCGAGGTATAGCTTCTAAGTTTGGTGAAGTCCAATGAAAGTTTACTCCCCCGACTGTTTGTTCATTCGTAGTCGTAGGAGTAGGGTTGATATATCCCGTTTCAGATTTGATATTATGTCCTGATGCTGAGTATGAGTATCCTGTCCGATATTGATGGCTCGTGATTGTTTCATTAATTACTTGCTCTGATGTGCTAGTTGTCTGAGAAGTCCCTGTACGGAACTGAGGCACGATTGGCACGGCTTCTGCGAAGTCTATCCATATAAGTATTGCTCCTAGCAAGGAATACTTTATATAACGCAAAAGAACAAGTGCCATAAATTAAAATTGCTAAAAGAACAGTAATTACTGGAATAATCATTTAGTCAATCGTAATAGTAACTTTAGTAGATCCTATACAAGATGTACCCGACCCACCTGCGGTACAGGTATGGACTCCAGAACTCAATGACGTTAAAGCGAGAGATCCAGCAGTACCGCCTGATCCAATAGTAGTTTGTCCACCTAATACTGGTAATGATGCAATGCCCGAACTAGGAGTTACCGCAGATGGTGTAGCGTCACCCATTGTTACGGATTCTGTTTTGCTGAAGGCCGAACCTGATGTCGTCACCGTAGTGTCAGTTTGTATCATCGCTGGCACTCCGTTACTAAGGCTGCCAACATTGATCCCCCCTATCTTTCCTGATGTAGTTGTATCTCCTACAGTTACAGATGGTGTAATATTGTTTCCGCTAAGACTATATGTAGTTCCTACCTTATTCGTAACAACATAAGGCATATCTACGGTAATTTGTGCAGATGTCACAAATTCTTGTTTTATGTCTGCGAGTAAGGAACCGCAAGGCATAAATAAAAGTAAAGCAAATAGTTTTTTCATTTGATACCTACGTTGTTTTTACTATTATCTACTATTTTAGGACCATTGCTGTTACTTATGCCACTTTTCTTCTGTCCTACACTAATTCCATAAGATCCTAGGACCCCCGAAACGAGTCCAGCCGTGAACGCTCCATCAATCCTTACTTTACCCATGTACCCTAAAGTCATCATTGATAAACTCCAGGTCAAAATCAGAAACCTGATAGCGTGACCAAAGAGTTCACCCCATTCGATGCCTTCTTTTTCTTCTTTCTCTTCAGCCATAAAAGTAAAGAATCTTGTCTAATACTAGCAAAAGAGCTATGTTTGGGAAGTAACACATAAAAACGATGGTAAAAATTCTAAAACCTATTCTTTTAATCTTTATCAAGTCAAAGGCAATGAAGAGGTTAATACTTGATCTGTTAAAGGCTATAGCTAAACAAACAGACAATACAATAGACGATCAAGCAGTTGCTTTTATAGAAGCCAGAATGTTTCCTGGTTCTACCACCTCTCTTCAATGATATGAAAGATGACGGCTTTATGAAGATGATTCATACGGAACTACCTCCTGAAGCAGAACTAATGATAGAGCTTCGATGTAGAGAAATAATGGCCTGTCAAGACATAGATAGAATAAAAGCCTTCTGTATAGACATGATGAAAAACCATGCCAGGGCTGAAGCAGTATTATCTAAAGCAATGATGAGAGTAATAGAGCTAGAAGCAACTTTAGCTGTAATAAAAACACCTACAAGAAAAACTACAGGGATTTATAAAATTAGATGGTGGATGGAGCAACTTCATATGCACTGGAAGTACAGAAAAATAATAAAGAAACGTCACTCTCGAGAAGCGTAACGAGCCTGTATATCGGGCACTATCATTTCTGGATACTGGATTGTAAACCACTTGTGCCCACACTCATAACAAAGCCTTCTGCGAATTGTTATAAATTTTGAATTTCTTTCAGATCGTATAACCTTCTGATCGCTGTACATCTTACAGCTTGGGCACTCGACCCATGTTATTCTTTTCATATCCGTTAGTAAAATTTATAAGCTCTAGCAGACTCAGCAGCCTCTACAACTTTATCAACAAATATATCGTAGTATCTAGTGTCTATAAGTAAATCACCTTTATGAGGTCTTATTGGTATTCCTGCTAAGTTGTTATATTCATTTTTATTACCACCTCCACAGGGAGTTTCCATATCGCATGGAAAACATTGAAATCTCTGCTCTTCTGCGTATCTAGGAGACCAAGAATCTAGGTCAAAACCGCAGCAGCGAGGACACATAAGACGACTTTGAAGAACATCTAATGGCTGTCCTGATAACAAATAAACTCTTTCACAGTTTATTAGCCTTTTAAATTTATCAAACTTATCGTTTTGTGTTACATTATGTGGCTTTATTTCTATCCACATATCTTCCTTTTGGGGTGTACGAACCAAAAAATCTGGACAATAGCAGGAGTCAGGGTGCTTATCTTTTCTGTCATCTAGCGTAAAACCTTGCGGTTCATATTCCCAATGAAGATCCAACGCATCAAAAAATACAGCCCATCTAGCCTCTAATCTTGATCTAAACTGAACCCTTCTATATGTAGTAGGTAGTGCTTTTAATCTTGATACTGTCATAACTTAACTCTTTTGTTTTCTCCCTTCTATTCGTCTTTGTACAGACTCTCTCCACATCAACTCGTCTTTAGCTTCAGCTATTTTATATTCGGAGCTAGGAAATTCACGTTGCAATGCTTCATAAGCTACTTTTCTTACCCATGCAGTACCACGCAGACCCTCTTTATAGGCAGCCTTCTCTATAAGTTCTGCTCTGTTTGGGTCGATTAGCACCTGATAATAACTTTTGTTTCCGTGTTTGAGAGCCATTTACAATGTTGTTCTTGTACTACTCTACCACCAAAAAGGAAAATCGGCTTTCTCAAGTTGCTTTTCCACATACTTTTTTCTGGCATCTCTCCTTTTCTGAGTTTTACCAGTTCTTACTTCCCTAGCTCTTTTTAAAAAATCAATGATACTAGCCAGGTCTTTGGTAGTCGCCTTCGGGATCTCCTTGTAGAGATCCTTCATCAGGTCGACTCTTGTATTCTTCTGCATAAGCAACAGGCATAACCTCCGTAAGAGTCTTGTAGTATTTTACTCCAAGCTGTTTATTGTGCTTGGAGATATACCACCCGTGTTCATTTTTGCAAATACCAATCATTAGTGTACTTCGCTCCATTTATCACCAATAGATACTTCGGCTAATGCAGGAACATCACCCAACCATTTAGCTTCAGCTTTTTCCATTGTAGTTTTAAGAATCTCAGCCCACTCTTCTGCAATATCTTCTTTAACAAGAAGTATCAATTCATCGTGAACGGCTGCCGCAATCCTTACTTTATCTTCGCCAGCTTCTTTAACTTGTGCCCATAAGTTTCCTAACGCACACTTTAGTATGGCAGCACCAGCACCCTGTATAGGTGTATTACATCTAACAGTAGTTCTATTAAGATCACCCTTCAAAAATCTACGCATATTAGATACTGGAACTCTAGTTTCAGGCCATTCATCATCTTCCGTGGATCGTGAAAGATAGTTCATTTCTTTCTGCCAATCACGAATACCGCTATATGTATTTAGCCAGTTGTCACGGATTTCCACAGCTTCATCTGGTGACATAATTACACCGCTACTTCCAGCATACTTCCGTAAACCTTCAGCACCAGCACCATATAGTAAGCCAAAGTTAGCTGACTTAGCTATCTGTCTATCACACCCCATCTGTTCAGCCGTATAGTCATGCAAATCTTCGCCACGCTGAAACGCAGCAGTCATGTTCTTGTCTTTAGCTAGTGCAGCAGCAAGACGTAACTCCATCTGCGAGAAGTCAGCATCAACTATTTTCCAACCCTGGGGAGCCTGAACACATTGTCTGAACTCTGAATCTCTTGGTATTTGTTGGTTATTAGGTTTGATGCTAGACATTCTGCCTGTATCTGCACCTAACTGCATATAAGATGCTCTAACAAATCCGTCATCTGACATCTTATCCTGTATGCTTTCTATCATTTGTCTACGCTTTTCTCTACGTTTCCAAGTTATAAGTGTTTGGATCGTAGGAGAATCAGCAGCACAGTTTTTCAAAGCATCTTTAGCAACACTAGGTTTACCATCATTGTTCACTGGTGTATAGCCAAGAACTAACTCAAGTTTCTCCAGTAATTGTTTAGAGCTTTTAATATTGAATCCTGCATACTTTTTAGTGCCTAGTCTGATTGAACCTTGGTCTTTCGCACGAAGATTAAACGAGCCATCTTCATTTCTAGGTAGCTTTTTTCCAAGTGGTAAGTCATTATCAAGTTCTCTGATAAATTCGTTACCCAACTCTTTAATGTCATCTTCATAATCAATTCGACATTGTTCTAACTCTTCTCTGTTCCAGGGTAGCCCAACTCTCCACATCTGAGCCATAGCTGGTAAAGCTCTGCACTCTAAGGTATATGCTCTGTGTAGTTGAGCATTTCTAAGTTTTTGGTCTAATACTTGATCTAGCTCCAGTAATACTTCTATATCTTTTGCAGCGTATATCAACTGCTCTTTAGATAATGTTTCAGCACCCCAATTAGATTTCTGTTGTTCTTTGGATATATCCATATTTAGCTGTCTTTTAGCTAGTGCATCAAGACCATGCTTAGTTTGTGGTATTCCATTAGTTAGTAGTCTGCTGGCTATCATGCTACACCTAACAAAACCATTGAGATGTATGTCGTGTGCCTGTAACCAACCAAGATCAAATACTGCGTTGTGTGCCAACCAGTATCTATTCTGACTGCTAAAGAACTCCTCTAAATAATTCCAATCGCTACGCTCTAACTCGAAGCAGTCTATAACAACTATGGTTCGAGAACAAAAACACCCCAACTGAATTAGTCGGAGCTTACCCTCTTCTGGTTGTAGCTGTAATGTTTCTGTATCAAACGCAAGACTGTGTGCTGTCTGCAATCTTTTTAATTCTGATATTCCGTAGTAAACAGAATATTCTTGTTTAGTAATTGTTGAGGTCATGGAAGAACCTATAAATATGTGCTCTACTACTGTAGCACATTTGTCAACTGTTGTAATGCTTTCGTATGTAATCGGGAACTTCGTTATGATAACCGTTACGATCTAACTCTTGGACTAATAAGACCCACTGTGGTCTATATGCCTCAGTTATCTCTTTGTAAGTTTGTGCAAGATAAATACGTCTAGCGGTCTGAAAATCCATACCATTATTGTTTGGTAAATATGTTTTCAAGAAATGAGCTAAATTACAATTTTTATCTTTTCTGGCTCTATGATATTTATTCTTTTTATGCCATCTAAATATGTAATTTAAAAGATAAGTTATTTTATCAGGATCTATTTTGGAACGATAAATTTTAGCTTCCCTTTCTGGAGTTTTATCTTTCCAATTTAAAGGGGGATAACTCTCTGTTGGTAAGTGTTTTACAGGTGCATTTAATTTAGCTGGAATTGTAATTTCCACTACAGGATCAGCAGGAACTAATGCAGCTTCTTTTATTTCTGCTGCATCATTCTTTGCGTGTATTGCCTGTAGCTGTTCTTTAGCTAAAGGTTTTATATTATGCTCTCTATTAATATGTGCAAGCTGATCTTTTGTAAGATTTATAACACATTTCATAAGAACATCATTTTTCTCCTCTTGAAATACAACACTAACAGTATTGTCTTTTTCAATCACTTTATGCACTTCGCCTGATTGAACATCAATAGTAGATTTTTTAGTTACTACTTCTTCTTCTTTAAATTCCATATATGGATATGTTAGTTTTAATATTGTAGTAATGTAGTATTAGCTTGTCCAGAGGTCTAGCTTCTTTTGTAAAGTTTTAACACTAAGTTGTGTGCATATCGAAACATCAAGTCCATATTTAACTGCTTCTAAAACTTGACTGTGAAAATACTCTTTATCAAAGTATTCAACCTGATTTACTTTTTGAACTTTCCTTCTTGTGTGATCTGAATACTCCGTATAACGCACAGTAGCTAGTGGACTATCATCAGCAGGGAATTTCTCTTCGTAGATAGTGACGTTAATAGTTTTGTTGTTCAAGGATTAATTCTCCCAAAATTTTTGATTTTCCTCTATATACCCAGAGGACTCGGTGTATAAACCCTCTTCCGTTCCAGTGGAAGAGTTTTCAACAACAATCGGTTTTGTATTAACCTCTTCATTGTATAAACCTCCATTTTCTTCAGAGGTTTTTACAAAATTAGGGTTTATACCAAACTCATTGTTGTTCAAATCCGTTCCAGTATCTACATTATTAGGTTTATACACATCATTATCGGGTATATCGCGCGTGAGGGAAGTAAAAGATCTGGGTAATTCCTTCCCAACAGCTTTATAAAATTTGGATGGTCTACCACCTTTGCTTTTAGTTTTTGGAACGTCAACTTCTTCTATCAACTTCTGATCCTCTAACTTATTCAAACTATATACTATGGCACGTTTCCTATGAGCACCTCCAACAGTATCGTGATCTACTAAATCTTTAACACACCAGGGTTTTGGCTCATTTCTCATAAGCTGCAATATATCAAGAGTATGTCTATTTGGAGTGTCCAGCCTGACTTCTTCTGTACGTTCAGGTGCAGGGCTTATAGAGTAGGTGTAATCAGGAAGCAGAGTAAATATCATACGTAAGCCTTCACGATCTTCTCTAGACTTCTCAACGCTTACTAATCTGCTATTTGCTGTAAGACCCATTTCAGCAGCGTCATTCATTGATAGCTTTTTCATATTCCATGTCTCATCTACTGCATTTTTAATAGCTGAAGTACCCCTAAATTTACCTTCTTTGGTGTTGTGATGAATAATGACTATTGAACAAGCAGGGAAGTCTTGGCCGTTACGTCTAACAAGTTTCTTAATTGGTAAAGCATACTCTCTTCTATTCTCTTCGTATGGGTTACTGTCATTACAACCATCTAAACTATCAATAATTACAAGATCGTATGCGTACTTGTTTTGCATCTTTTTAAATCTGCTATACCACTGCATATCC